AGTGAACCAGGGTGACAAAGCCCAATCACTGGTGACGAACGCAAACGCCACTCTCCGCAAGGATGATTGGATTTTGCTGGATGAGGTAGTTGTGAAGGCGGCGAAACAACGTCTACGGGCGGTCGCCGATCTTCGTTCAGCCGGTCTCCAGTTCAATGTTCCCAACGGGATGTCCAAAACCGTTCTCCAGTATGAGAATGAAAGTGACATCAGTGCGGCCACGATCTCAATGGATGGTCTTCGTCAAAGTGATGGGGATCGCCCAGAGTATTCCCTGGTCAATCTCCCGTTGCCGATCATCCACAAGGATTTCCAATTCTCGGCACGTCAAGTGATGGCGTCTCGGAACGGTGGAAGTCCCCTGGATACGACAATGGCGGAACTTGCTGGACGGAAGGTTGCGGAAGAGGCTGAAAATCTTCTTCTGGGTGTTTCCGATTCGTATGCCTACGGCGGCGGTACGATTTACGGATACACCAACTTCCCCAGCCGTCTCACCAAGACGATGACGATTCCTTCGACGGGGAATCACGCCACCACGATTGCTGAGATTCTCCAAATGAAAACCCAGTCCCAAGACGCCAAACATTATGGTCCTTGGTTCTGCTATTGTTCCACTTCGTGGGATGAGTTCATGGATGAGGATTATCTGGCTGCGAAGGGTGACAACACCCTCCGTGATCGGATTAGTGCTATTGAGGGGATTGATCGTCCGGCGACGTTGGATTTCCTCCCAACCAAGACTCTCCTGCTCGTTCAGAAGACTTCTGATGTGGCAAGGATGGTGGTTGGCATGGATGTCACAACCGTCCAGTGGGAAACCCTGGGTGGTATGCAGTTGAATTTCAAGGTCATGGCGATCTTGGTTCCTCAACTTCGTTCTGACATCAATAGCAACACTGGGATTGTCCACGGGACTCATGCCTAGTTGAACCAGTTGGATTGAACTTGGGGGAGGGTCAGCCTCCCCCAGGTTTTCCAACGTATTTGTGGAGACAGAATCATGGCACAGTTCAAAGTATTAGCAGGAACACACGCAGAGGGACGAGAAATCTTCCGTAAGGGAGACGTGTGTTCTTCGGACCTTGACCTTGTTGAAGTTTTTGGGTCAGAGAAATTTGAATCATTGGAGCCAGTTCCGGTTCCCCAACCCGTGGTTGTTGAAGTGGTTGAGGAAGAGGAAGAGGAAGAGGCCGATGAGGAAGATGAAGAGTCAGAGAACATCGCCGGTTCTTTCTATGGATTGAAGAAATTCGTCAAAGATGGATTGTCCATCGTGGAAAGATCGGATGGCTATTGGGTGTTTGATGGTGACTCGCCGGTGAATGAACAACCCCTTGAAAAATCAAAGGTGAAGTCATTTGTTGTTGATTATTTTGGTTGATAGGAGACGGCTGGGATGGCCAGGACAACGGCAACAAATGTCAAAAAGATCATTGAGGTGGACGCCACGATCATTGTGGTGGATGCCGACATGGATGCTTTCATTGATGTGGCAAATGAACTTGTCACTGAGATGTGTACAGGCACAACGAATGGACCAAAGACTGCCTACACCGCCGCACGTTTGGAACTTATAGAGCGGTGGCTCTCAGCCCATTTTTATGCCATCCGAGATCCACGGCCATCGTCTGAGAAGGCGGGGGCAGTGGGGGTCAATTATCAACAGAAAGTTGACCTCAATCTTTCTCTCACTTCCTATGGTCAACAGGCGATGATGCTGGACACCAATGGAGGATTGAAGAGTCTGGACAAGAACACCGCCCACAATGTCCAAGTCCTTTGGTTGGGAAGTACAACGGAGAGTCCATAAACAATGAGCGTGATCACAAAGATGCGGAAACAGGATGCCGTTTATTGGGCTCCTGGAGCCTATGACGGTTATGGACAACCCACCCTGGGGACGGCTACCGCCATCAAGTGTCGGTGGGAGGATGTGTCTGAACAGTTCCTTGACGCAACTGGACAAGACCAACTCTCCAACGCACGTGTCTACGTTGACCGGACAATTGAACTTGGTGGGATGTTGTGGTTGGGGGTGATTGGATCTGCTCCTGATGATCCGAAGTTGGATGACGATGCGTGGGAAGTCCGAAAATATGAGTCCGTTCCGAATTTCAAAGCAACCGAATTTTTGAAGAGTGTTTTGCTATGAGGATGAGCGCAAAAGTCATGAACGTGAGGGACGTGATCCAGTCTTTGGAACGCGCCACCGAAGACATGGAACGGGATTTCTCCAAGACTTTGAAGAGGATGGGACTGTTGATTCAAAGGGAGGCGATGAAGGTCACACCCGTTGATCTGGGTGTTTTGAAATTGAGTGCCTTCACGAAAAGCCAAGGAAAAGGATTTGATACGGTTGTTTCCGTTGGCTATGGTGCGAGCTATGCCATTTATGTTCATGAGACACACCCGACAAAAAAGAAGTTCTTGGAGAAGACTTATCGTTCCCTCATCCCCATCATCAGAAAAGAACTGATGGACGCCCTGGAGGGGTGATGAATGGCAAACTTGACAGATCCACCGGCGGCGATTGTGAAACAATACTTGATCAATCAATCCGTGGGAGTTGATCCCGTGACTTCCCCGGATACGGATTGGCCAATTTTTGTGGGGACCATGCCGGATGATGATGATGTGATGGACAGGGCGTTGGCTATTTTTGACACCACCGCCGTGATGGATGGAAGGGATGTTCAAGATGGCGAGGTGTTTTTGCATTTTGGAATCCAGGTGTTGATTCGCGCAGACACTTATCCCACTGGTTGGACAAGGCTGAAACTGGTGATGGATAAACTTGACGTGGCATTATCGGTGTCGGTTGTTTATAATTCAACCACTTACAATTTTGTGAATTCAAGCCGGACTTCTTTCTTTGTTTTGGGGACAGAACCGGACAAGAGAAGGCGTGAAACTTTTTCGGTGAATAGCCTGGTGGCTATTTCTGAAACATAATTAGTGAAGGAGAAAACTGATGGCAAGAGTATTTGACGGAGCAAAAACGACAATCTCTGTGGGAACTATCGCAACTCTGTTTCCAACAGGAATCACACCCCCAACCTTTGAAGGTGGCGGGGAAATCGACACCACTACATTGAAGAATCAATCAGTGCGAACTCGCCAACCCAAGATTTTGAAGGACTTGGGTGAGTGTTCATTTTCGGCTCAATATGATCCGGCGGCGATTGCGACTTTGTATGGTGTAATCCAAACGAACCAATCAATTATCATCACATTTGCTGACACCTCCACAATCACATTTTGGGGATTTGTGGATTCGGTGTCAGTGGGTGAGATCACGGAAGGGGAAGCACCCACGTTGGATGTGACCATCATCGCATCAAATTCGGACAATACTGATCCACCGGCGGAACAGGTTCCCGTGTTTGCATAGTTTTAATTGACACGGAATCTCCAGGTGAACAATTCTCCAGGGGATTCCGTGTTGTTTTTTGTGTTTTGTAAGGAGATCAGAAATGAGTGATAAAGAAAAAGACGACAAGAAAAAAGAAGATGATGGCGTGTTGCGATTCAGTCTTTCATTGGCTGAAATTCCTGTTGAGTTGGAAGACCCTGAGACGGGTGAGGTTTCCAAGTACATCTTGAGAGAGATGAACGGGTCGGCGAGGGACAAGTATCTTGGATTTATTGGAGCCAAGATGAACACATCCAAGGATGGTGACATCCAGATGACGGACTATGAAGGACTTCAAGCAAATCTCTTGTCCCGCAGTTTGTTCAAGATTGTGGATGGGAAGAAGGAATCAGTTTTATACAAAACTATTCAAGAGTTCCCGGCAAAAGTCCAAACTGCATTGTTCAACAAAGCCAAAGCGATTTCAGGGATGGACGATGACGCTGAGGAAACGGCGGGAAACGATTAGACCAGGGGGAGACTATCATTTGGATGATGCTTTGTGAGCGACTTGGAATGACCCTCCAGGAAGCTCAAGAGAAAATGTCATCCAGTGAATTCACTCTCTGGAAACTTTATTTGATGGAGGAACCATCCAGGTTCCACCGTGATGATTACAATTTTGCGATGATTGCGATGGAGGTGCGGCGAGTCCTTGCCAAGAAACCAAACAGGGTAAAAATTGAACACTTCCTTCCAAAGTATGAAACACCCAGACAGGTCAAGAAGCGGGAAAAACAAGAAGTTTCCGTTCAGATGGAAAAGTCAATGTGGGCGGCGATGATTGGGGCGACTCCACCAGATGAGTGGATGAATCCCAAGGAAGAAGAAGAAGAAGAAGAAGAACAAAGACATGAAGAGGATGAAGGGTTGTTGTAATGTCAGCAGAAATTGAAGAACTTGTTGTCAAGATCGCCGGGGACGCCCGAGCGTTGGAGAAAGCTCTGAAAACTGCTGAAAAGTCTGTCAAGTCTTTCGCCGCCAAAGCCGGGGCGTCGATGAAGAAGGTGGGAAAGGGGATGCAGGATGTCGGGAAGTCGATGACTAAATACATCACTGCTCCCCTTGCTGCTATCGGGGCGGTGGGTCTTCACGCCTTCGCAAAATTTGAGGACAACTTGACCAAAGCCACGGCCATCATGAAGGTGTCCACGGAAGAGTTGAAACAGATGAAGGCGGCGGCGATTGAAGTGGGGAACACCACCACCATTTCCGCCCAATCAGCCGCCGAGGCATATTACTTTTTAGCCTCCGCAGGTTTGACCGCAGCAGAAACAATCAAAGCCCTTCCGATTGTCTCCAATCTAGCCATCGCCGGAAACTTTGACATGGCAACCGCCACCGATCTGGTGACGGACGCACAATCTGCCTTGGGTTTGTCGGTGGGGAGTACAGCCCAAAAGATGAAAGAGATGACCAGGGTGAGTGATGTTCTGACTCAAGCGAACATCATGGCCAATGCCTCCATTGAACAGTACGCCATTGCCCTCACGTCCAAGGCCGGGGCGGCGTTGAAGGCGGTCAACAAAACAATTGAAGAGGGAGTTGCGATTTTGGCGGTGATGGCGGACCAGGGTGTGAAAGCCCAGTTGGCCGGAAACTCATTGAATCGAATGTTGTTGATGCTTCAACAGTCCGCCCAGAGAAATGCTAAACAACACAAGATTCTAGGATTTGCTGTCTATGATAGTGCGGGACAGATGAGGAACATGGCGGACATCATCAGAAACCTGGAGACGGTTCTTTCTGGGATGAGTGCTGAACAGAAGGCGGCGACGATGACGGAGATGGGATTTGCGGCGGAAGTTCAGGCCGTTATCAACCCACTCCTTGGACAATCCAAGGCATTGAAGGACAAACAGGCGGCTTTGGAGGATGCGGCTGGGAAAACTCAAGAAGTTGCTGACAAACAATTGAAATCGTTCTCCGCCCAAATGAAGATTATGTGGAACCAGATCAGAAATGCGGCGATGGAGATCGGTGAGAAACTGGCTCCGATGATCGTTTACCTATCTGAGAAAATCAAAGCAAGTCTTGAGTGGTGGAAGAAGCAGTCTGATGGATTCAAGACAACCGTGTTTTGGGTTGGGATGTTCTTGGCCGTTCTGGGTCCGGTCATCCTTGCGATTGGAACTTTGATTGTGATGATTGGTGGAACCACTGCGGCGTTGGCTGCGATGGCTACTGCTTACGGTTTCTCATCCATTACGGCGATGGCGTTGGCGGCGGCTCAATGGGTTTTGAATGTGGCGATGATGGCGTTCCCTCTCTTTGCGATCATTGCAGCGGCGGTGGCATTTTATGCTCTCCTGGATGCGATTGGTTTGACATCGGACGCCTATGACGAACTAGCCGCAGCCGAGGAAAGAAGGAACAAATTAAACAAAGAGGCAGAAGAACTTCGGACCAAAGAACGGGAGATGATTGATGCTTCAATTGCGTCGGAAGATGATCCAGCTGTCAAAATTGCGAGGTTGGCGGATGAATTGAAACGGGCCGAGAAAAACGTGGAAGGCTACAAGTGGGGAGTTGGGAACGCCCACAACGAAGCCAAAAAATTGAAGCCCACTTGGAAGTCTTTTGGTCAGGCGGGGAAAGAGGTTTGGAAAGTTCAGGTCAAAATGGCCGAAGAAATGGAAGACAGGTTGGAAGATGGAAAGGAAAGAGCAAAAGAACTGAAAGAACAATTGGCCGCAGCCAAGGAAGAACAGGCGGCTTTGACGGCGTTGTCAGCGTCTTCCGGTATTGGATCACAAGACCAGATGCTGATTGTGGAGGAACAGTACAAAAATCTTAAAGACATGAATGAAGAATTGGCACTTCAAGAAGCCACGGTTGGAATGACCAAGGGAGAGATTGAACTATACAAAGCAGAACAAAACGGAGCCAGTGAAGCCACGTTGGATGTTCTCCGAGCGGTTGAAATGGAGAATGCGATTCTTCGGGAGAGTATTGAGGTGAAGTCAGCGGCGGTGAAAGCAACCCAAGAGGCAGCCAAGGCAGAAGAAAAGTTGGAGGCAGACGTGAAGAAGACTTCACAAGGGATGTCTGATTCAATCGCCGTCTGGGGGATGACCTCCAGGGAGGCACAGATTTACAAGTTAGAGATGCGGGGAGCCACGGAGGAAGAGTTGGAAATGGCGAGGGCGTTGAACGCCAAGTTGACGGAGTTGGAAAAGGAGAAGAAAGCGCTGGATGAAAACAAGGCATTGATGAAGAAGGGAGAGCAGATCACGAAGAGTCTCCGTACCGAAGAAGAGAGGATGACGGACGGGAAAGAAGATTTGGAGGAAATGTTGAAGGCGGGCGCGATTGATTTGGAGACTTATGATCGTGCGATGATCCAACTCCATGAAGACACGAAGAAGGACATCAAGATCAAGTTCAAGGTGTCGGGAGTGGAGGCGGTGATTGCAGGGACGGCGGATGCGGCGGCGAGGTTGGAAGAGTTCCGTGCGTTGTCCAAGAAACAAGACGAAGACCCTCCCGTGGATTTCAAGGAACAGGGAAGACAAATCCAGGCAGCGGGACAAGATGAAAAGGTGGAAAGGGCTTTCAAGTCCCTTCAACCCACTGAAGCGGACAAGGCTATCAAGGTGGCGGCGGACAAAGAATTGGCACGACAACAGGCAGAAGAAGAAGCCGCCGCAAAATTAGCCGAAGAGAAAAAGGCCGCACGGGCGGCCGAGTTGGAGGCCATCCGGGTCATGGTTCAAGACAACAAAGATGTTGCCGGAATTCGGGCGATGCTGAACGAGATGAATGAACAGCAAATCGCTCAGGTATTTGGAGAACAATTGTCGAGTGGGATTTTCAAATCAATGGATGAGGATGAATTTGGAAACGTGGGGGCGGACTTCCTCAAAGCAAACATTGAAGAGTTCCGAAGAATCAAAGATGAGGCGGAGGTTGTCACCGGTCTGACTCGTTCCAAAGAAGAGGGTGGAATAGGGATGACCCAGGAAGGTGCCAAACAGATGATCGCAGACCAGGGAATTGAGGGAGCGAGGGCGCTACTCACTCCCTTGAAAGAACCAATCAAGGCGGCGGGAGATGCGACCAAGATGGACATGGTCAAATCTGCCACGGTGGCAGCAGCTTTCAAGGAAGGTGATGAGATGGGGAACATGGATGAAGCCCTTCAAGCCATCAAGGATTCCACCAACAAGATGGCGGAAAACAATCTTGTAGTCATTGAACCGGCCAACATAGGAACGTAGAGGACGGAATCATGGCGATGACTGTCATTGGTGCGTTGAATTGGACGGGAAGCCGTTCCGCCGAGGGTGTTAGATCGTACAAGGTGAAGTGGTTGGTGAAGTCTAATTCTGTTTATGATGGTCCCGCCCACGCCATCGTCGCAGCCGGTTTACCTCAGATCGGTTCCTATTGGAACCCTGGGAATGATTATGATCTTTGGGCTTTTTGTACTCCCGCAATTTCCGCCGCCCCTCTTTATCAAAAGGAGAGAAGCTACTATTGGGTGGTTGATCAAAACTTCACAACGAAGGCACGGGAACGGTGTCAAGATGCTTCAATTGAAAATCCGTTGGATGAACCCCCGGACATCAGTGGGGGATTTTCCAATTTTCAAAAAGAGGTTGTCAAGGACAAAGATGGCAAAGACATTCTCACAAGTAGTCATGAAATCATTCGTGGACCTGCGGTTGAATTTGATGACAACCGGGCAAACATTTCAATCACCAAAAATGTTCTTTGTCTTCCGTTGTCAACCATCACCGACATGATCAACACCGTGAATGACGCAACGATGTGGGGACTCCCCAAACGGACAGTCAAGTTGTCCAATGTGAGCTGGGCGCGGGTTCTCTACGGGACATGTGCTTTCTATTTCACCGTGACTTATGAATTTGACATTGATTTTGAGACCTTTGACCGGACAATCATTGACGAAGGGACCAGGGTTCTCACCAAGGGTGGTGACAAGGACAACAAGAATGACTTTGAGGTCTACAAAGACGTGAATGGGGAGAACACCCGTGTCTTCCTGGACGGTGCCGGAAATGCCCTTGGTGATGGCGCGGACCCTGTTGAAATAGACATTGAGTATTACAAGGAATCGAATTTCTTGTCGTTGGGGATTCCGTCCACCTTGTCATGTTAGCAAAATCGTTGGAGATCATCGTGAGAGAAATCACACCCAAAGAAGAAGCAGAATTGGTGGACAGTTTAATTCCCACCGAAGAAGTCCATTCCCCTGTCAAAGATCGTGACAGACTCACCGCTCGCCTGGATGTCTACTATGAACAGGCAGATTCAGGACCAACGCAAATCTCTTGTTCTTATGTGACAACCCTCCCCAAGAGTGAAGAGCAAGTCTACATCAGGAAGATCACTGTTGAAGAAGAATGGGAACCGTTGGATTTGGGATGGGTGGAGAATGTTGGGACAATACTTTTGGAGAACAGGAAGAAGATTTTTCAAACCGTCCCCACACCAGAAGAAATGGAATCCGAGGAGAAGAAAGTCATCTTCATCCGAAACAAGAAGGAAACGATTGGGTGGGCAATTCCAGCCGGTGGTTTTTTCATGGCTGCCACACGGGGCGAAGAGATTGAGGTTCGTTGTTTGTCGGGTTCCACCAAGGCGGTGGTGAACGTGTTTCCAGGTTAATTCATGCCACAATACTTTCTCAACGATAAAGACAGAGACCGGATTCTTGCCGCCCTGGACAAGATAGATGGTGATCCGAATTTCCCGGCTGTTCATCGCTATCAACCACCTGAAAATTTGATGGCACCGGAAATCTACGTTGGGATTCTTCCTTGTGGGGAAGTCATTCCGGCAAGGTCAAAAGATGTTCCAGGCACCAACAAAGTTTGTCTTTATAAGATGGAAGGAACGGCGATTGGAAGTCCTGGGGAAGATGAACCAGGGCAAACATACAAATTGGTTCCCGTTCTTGATTTACAAGATCCACCACAACAGATCCGCATTGATTGTTACAACATTTATGCAGAAGAGGTCACGGATGGGGAACGATACATCCGATTGCAACGGTCCAAATATGGGCGGTGGTTGAATGAAAAGCCCACGGGGGCGGAGGCGGCGACTGGCCCTGGCAATCAAGTCATCCCAACCGAAAATTCTTGCACGGGAACTTGTTCGTGGACTTGGAACGAATTGGGCTATGAGTGGACTCCTGATGAGGGGAATGAGGATGCGTGTGAATATGTAGGAACAACAGGAACAACGTCGGACCCGTGTTCGTTTGCGGCGACGGCCGGGGATTGTTCTTGTTGTCCAGGGCAAGAGGGCTACACCAATCCAAGCACCACCGTCGCACCTACAACCACCACTCTTGATCCCGATATTGGAGAAGATTGCCAATGTCAATATCCTGATCATTGTGGTCACATTGACGGGGAAGTCACGGAGACAAGTTGTTCCGTTGGAGTTCCCGTCCCAGGACTTGATTGCACCACCACCACTTCCACGGCCACAACAGTAGAGCCAACCACAACTACCACACCAGATTGCAATTGTGATACATCCACAACCCTCGCCGCTTGTGGAGCTGGTTGTGAGTGGGAAGGGGAACCGGTATGGATGGGCGGCGGAGCGTGGGCCTGGTCCGCGGTCAGTAATGATTGCGCCCCCCGTTGTCCGTGTGGCTATCCCGAAGATGACCCGTTTTGTAATTCGGCAAACACTCCTTGCGTTGATTTACCACCACCCGGACCAGGACCACCGGCACCCCCTTGTACTGGAAATTGCCATTTCCATTATTCTGAATCTTTTGCTGGATGGGTTTTGGTGTCCCATGATTGCACAAGTTTGGGTTGGTGCAATGGGGCTTATCATTCAGGTGGCTATTGTTGCGGTTGTGATTACCCTTCCCACACGGGAAACGATTGTGAATCTGCCAGCACGGGTTGTCGCATCCCACCACAAAATTCAACAACACAAGATCCATGCGCTCCGTGTTATTCATCAACCACCACACCTGGACCAACCACTTCATCAACTACCACGTCTTGCGATCCCTGCACGGCTTGTGATTATCCTGAATCTAAATGTTGCTTCAACTATTCAACTGAGTGCGACCAATGGGTTTTGGTTCTGGATTTGTGCGGATCGGCGGCGGGTTCCACATGCGCTGAATGTCCTGGTTTCATGGATTGGCCACCGCCAAAATTTGTGACTTCAGGAGTCTCAAAATGTGTCCCATGTATCGGAGGGGCATCCACGGCACCACCGCCTGGTCCGTGTGACGAAGAAGGTTCAAATTGTGACAGTGGGGACCAGTGCGGAAGATGCGATTGGAAATACTCTTGTCAATGTGATCCCCCGGCTTGGGTGGAACTTGACATCCGTTGTGATCAAAATGAATGTCCTTGCTATTTTCCAGATTATGAATGTAATCGTTCATATTCAAATTGGACGGCGTGTGGAAGTGATTACTCGATCAGTGTTGAAACAACCGCTCCGCCCGCATGTGGTCAACTTTATTCCAATTATTGTTTGACCATAAACACATCCACCACCACACCCACATCCACCACCACAACCACCGTGGAACCAACCACTTCAGACACCACGGTGACAACGTGTGATCCCACCACTCCCGCCCCGTGGACCACCACCACCACAACCACCGTTTGTCCAACTTCAACCACCACCACGGCCACATCCACCACCACAACTTCTTGCAACCCCGCCCCTGGTTGTGGGGAGCCAGTCAATCCCCATTACCCGTGTGGAAATCCACCCTTTGATCCGGCTTATTGGGACACCTGTTGTTGTCACGGGCCGTGTTGTATTTATGCGACGAATCCAAATCCATCATGCACCCAATATGTAGACGGGGAGTTGATGAATTGCGTTGGTAATTCAACCGTCTGGCATTGTGGTGCTTCGGGTGGGGATTGTTGTGGCCAAGAATACCCGTCACCGCCCGCCGCCGCTTGTGAATTTGACACTTATTTTCTTGGTCAAGGATTCACATGCGAAGATTGCCCCGAAACTCATAGTGGAACAACAGAAACCACCACCACCGATGCACCTGAATCGGAGGGGTCGGCCTGTTGTTGGAATTATGGCGACGATTGCACCGAAGATTTAACCTATGGCGCGTGCCAACAGAAAACAGGTTCCATGTCGTGGGAAGCGGATAAAACGTGTGCAGAAGTTGCACCGTGTCCCACTTCACTTGACCCAGGTGATTCCGCTTGTTGTTACAACTACGGAACTTGTGCGGTGAACACACAATCCGAATGTGCTGCTTTAGGAAGCGGTGAAGGAACAGGAGTTTGGTACGAAGGGAAACGATGTGACCAAGTTGAATGTGCCACCACGATTGCCCCAGGTGATGGAGCTTGTTGCTACAACTACGGGACGTGTAATATAGAAACGGAATCCAATTGCGAAGCCCGTGACAACCAATCATGGACAGCGGGCGTTGGTTGTGGTGCGGTGACTTGTGAAACCACACCGCCACCAACCGGATCGTGTTGCTACAATTACGGAACTTGTGAAGCAGGATTAACAGAAGTAGCTTGCAACGCCAAACCAAATATGGACGCTTGGTATACGGGACAAGGATGTCCCCCATCTACCGCATGTGCAACAACACCAGCACCGGGATGTGATTGTGAAGAAGAGAGTTGCCAATATCAATGGGATTGTGATCCGATGAATTGTGAAATGACAGGTGCCTGGAACCAAACCGGTGCCGGGGAGAACAGTTGCACGGAAATGCCGTGTGGGACGGACTGTGAATGTGAAGAGCCAGGTTTTGCGGGAACTACTAATGGCCAACTTGCAGATGGAACTTGTGTTGATAAATCTTAATTGAGGAACTTTAAGGAGACCAAGAATGCCGAAGCTAACTATTGGGATGGCCCATTTTGACGATTACGATGGAGTCTATTTCACGATCCAGGCTATGAGGATTTTTCATCCCGAAGTGATGAAGGACGTTGAGTTCGTTGTGGTGGACAATTCACCCCACACCAGGGCGGGGAAACAAATTGAACACATGATGCAAGGATTCGTGTCCATTGAAACGGCGGGTTCCATCTACCATCCCCTTCCCGATGTCCACGGAACGAGCGTGGCCCGTGATGCAATTTTTGACGTTGCCACTGGTGATGCGGTTCTTGTGGTTGATTGTCATGTTCTGTTACATCCTGGTTCTCTCCAGAGACTGGTAAAGTGGTATGATGACCACCCCACCACACGGGACATCTATTCTGGTCCCTTGATCTACGACAATCTGACATCCTTCACCACCCACTTCAATGATCAGTGGCGGGGAGAGATGTGGGGGACATGGGGTTCCACTTTCAGGGGAAATTGCAATGGTCAAGAATGTCTTTTTTCAGTCATGGAAGAGGGTGTCCCCACCAAGGAAAATCCCTCAAGAGCCAAGTTCATTTCAATGGACATGGGACCAGTGGAGATCACTCAATGTGGTCAATGCGAACCCTTCCCGACAAATATGCCTTTTCCTGGTCATGCCACGGAGTTGTTCAAGATGGGCTATGAGTATGCTGGGAAAAGTGACGATGAAGAACCCTGGGAGACTCCTGGTCATGGGTTGGGGTTGTTCTCTTGCCGGCGAGATGCGTGGTTGGGATTCAATTCCGATGCGATTGGATTTGGCGGGGAGGAACTCTACATCCATGAGAAATTCAGACAGGAAGGAGCCAAGTCAATTTGTCTTCCCTTCATGCGGTGGCTTCATCGGTTCGCCCGTCCCAACGGTGTGAAGTTTCCCTTGACCCGATTCAACAAGGTGAGGAACTACATTCTTGAGTTCAATGAGTTGGGACGTGATCTCACCCCCATCCATGAACACTTTGTCAAAACGGGCTTGATGTCAGAAAGCACTTGGGAGATTTTGAGTGCCGATCCAAAAAACATTGTTGGCGATCCAGCAAAAGAGGGTGAAGAGTGTGGGACTTGTGGTGACAAAGGCGCGGGAAAGAGTTTGAAAAACTTGAAGAACATGAAGAGCATTGATGAGATATTTGATGCCATTAAAGAAATCCCCAGGGACTTGGATCAGCACCTTCCGAAGTTGAAGGAACTGGCAGAAGGATGTGATCACGTCACGGAGTTCTCCCAACGAAGAGAATCCACAATTGGGTTCTTGGCTGGACGCCCCAAAAAGTTAGTCTCTTACAACACGGAGTGGGATCACGTTCAGGAACATGCTGGAAGAATGTGCGAAGGAGACACGGAGTACATCCACTCTGTTTTCCGTTCCCATTTTGTTGATGAAATAGAAGAGACGGACATGCTCTTCATCGATTCAACCCACACCTATGCCTATTTGAAGGAAGAGTTCAAAAAGTTCGGTCCCCAGGTGAAGCGATACATCGTGATTCATGACACCCTTCTCTATGGAGAACGGGGAGAAGATGCGGGTCCGGGGAAGTTACCGGCGATGCGGGAATTCATGAAAGAGAATCCAGAGTGGACCGTGATCTATCACACCCAAGACGAATATGGATTGACGGTGATGGGGCGTCTGAAAAAAGACAAACCAAAACTCCCGTCCAAGATTGAGATGGCGAAGAATTTGATGAAGGCGATGGCGGATCATGTGGTGGATGGGGCTCAAAAAGCCTCAGAGGAAACTTTTGAGAAGAGATTGTTGGTGTGTTCAACATGTCCACAACGGGTGGATGATCGTTGCACCGTTTGTGGATGCTTCATTTCAAAGAAGGCGTCTTGGAAGGAACAGGGTTGTCCAATTGGATTGTGGGAACCCGAAACTCTTGAGGAAGAAGGAGACCAAAATGACTGAACTATATCCTCACGTTGCGGGATGGTTGTTTGATAATGAATTTCGGATGTTGAGTGAATTGGCTCGTGGGAAATCTGTTTTGGAAATCGGTTGTTTCCAGGGACGGTCCACCGTGGCACTCGCAGAGACAGCCGCCCACGTTTTCTCCGTGGATTATTTTCACGGGGATGACTACACCGCTTCCGTGGGTCACATTGATTCTCCCGAAGTTCGGAAGAAAGTGATGCGGGCTTGGGTGGATAACACTGAACCGTTTGAAGAGAAGTGTTCTTTGTTGATGGGAGACATGCACAACATCCTCCCTCTTCTCCGTCCCCAGGACTTTGAGCTAATTTTCTATGATGCGGACCACACGGCTGAGGCGGTTGAGTTCTTCTTTGATTGGGTGGAGAAGGATGTTTCTGATGAAACAATCATCACTCTTCATGACTACAAACCAGGACAAGGAGACCAGTGGCAAGGTGGTTGTGATCTGATGGACGCATACCACACCAGGAGTGGACGGCTGGGGAAGTTGGTTGGATCATTGATCACATTTTCAACAAAACCTTTGGGGATTTCTGAATTCCAGGAGAAAGTTCAATGAAAGTCTCCTGCTTGATGCCCACCTATAACCGATGCCCTCACCAACAATTTTTGATTGATGAGGCGGTCCGTTCTTTCTTGCTTCAAGATTACGAAGACAAGGAGTTGATCATTTGCAATGACACCCCAGGGCAAAGATTGATTTTCAGCCAACCGGGAGTCCGTGTGTTCAATCTGTCAACACGGTTCCCAACTTTATCGGACAAATTGGAATGGATGATTGGAGAGGCGACAGGGGATGTCTTGTGCCGTTGGGATGATGATGACATCTGTTTACCACATCGTTTGACATATTCCATGAACAAACTGGGTGTTGGCCTGGAGTGGAGGGCGGAGAATTATTTCTATTGCCCGATGGAAGAAACCATCTATGTGGAAGGTCCAGGGAACACCCATTGCATGGCGGTGTGGAGACGTGAGGTTCTGGATGCGATAGGTGGCTATCCTCCCAAGGCGAGCGGCTGGGAGGATCAGGCGTTCAACCAGGCGCTTCATCGGGCCGGGATTTCTGAATTCACGGGTGAGGTGATTCCTGCGGAAGACATCTTTTATCTCTATCGTTGGGGAGTTTCAGACCGTCACTTGTCGGGATCGGGTGGGGGACCGGAAGGACTCCAGAGACACTATGATTCAATTGGAAATCGTCCCATCGCAAAAGACATGTTTGACATCAATCCGAAGTGGCACCAGGACTACACCGCTCGGGCGGAGGAAGGGTTGTTCCGACATCGGAAAGAGGTAGCAGAAGAACTCCATTGAAAAAGGGACCACCGTAGCCAGTTGATCAGGGCTTGGTCTCCAACTGGTCTTCCTGGTCTGCGGTGGTCCCGCTTTTTTCACCATACCATGATTGATAATTGTTGATCATCATGGTGATATATTGACGAGCTTTCTCCAGGTCTTCAATTCCACCCTTGTCCTGGAAACGGCAAATGTATTTGACCACGTTTCCTTGACACCAACCCAGCCCCAACAGTTCCACCGCATCCGTGAATTCAATTTGTCCTTTGGTGTATGCCTTGGGACTTGTGACCGGATGGTGTGGTCGCCTCTTGTTTTCGTTCCCATCTCCCCAATCTCTCATTCCGTGATTACCTTTCCTTGTGTTTCCACCCAACATTTTGCCCCACATGAAAGAGGTTTGTCCGGTCGATATACCACACGAGCGACTTCCTTCCCATCATCGTCAAGGATGATGACAGAGTTCGCATATTCATTCGTCTTGTATGTTTTGACAGTCAACACGGGTTCCCGTTGGTTGAGTTTTGAATTTGCTTTGATCTTGTGTTGATTGACATGGATGATGGTCTTCATTTGCGGGTTCCTGGGAGCCAACGATGTTGTCAATTCTGGATTCAAGTTCACGGATACGTCCAAGAAGGTCTTCTTGATTGTCTCGCATGGCATCCAAGTCGGTTTGATGATTTGCCACGGTTTTTTCCAGGGCTACAATCTTCTTGTAATGATGTCGCAAAAAAGACATGATTTTTCTCCTTAACCAATTTCAACCAATTTACCACACACCAATTCTGGGATGTGAGTCACCATGATGAATTGAACACCCATTTCAGCAGATAAAATTTCCATCATCTGTTTTGTGTTCTCACGGTAATCCTTGGACAAGAACTTGAACGGTTCATCCAGGATCAGTGTCTTCCTCTTCTTGGGAGTGGCCAACACCAGACACGCCAACCGAAGAGCAAACGCCGCCACATCCACCACACCTCCACCCGAAGCAGACAGAGGATCAATCTCCATGTCATCCCGGATGAATGACAACCGGGCTTCTGTCTTTCCCCGTTTCCGTTCAAACGTGATCTTGAATTCATAGGGTTCATCGAAGATGGATTCAAGACAACGGGAGACAACACCGGCGATCTTGGAATGGGCTTCTTCCTGGATTGAAGATGCGATTGTTTGAATGATCCGTTGAGCTTCTCCCGCTCGGAATTCATATTCTTCCGCATCAATCATTTCTTGTCGGGTTGTTTTCAATAGTTGGCTGGCGGTGTTGAATTTCAAAACCGCATCATCCACTTGTTTTCTCAAGGACATCTTTCCACCTTTCCTTGAATTCGCTCATCTTCTGATTGTATTCTTCCTCAGATTTGTCACGGTCCTTCGTCATCTTTTTCAACAAAGCCTTGGCGGTTTTCAGAGTTCCCACGTTGAACTCTTCTTTGAGTTCGGATTGAACATGATCCAACGCACCTTGACGTTGGTTGATCTCTTCCGTCACACCGTCCAACTTCTTCGCAAGTTCGTTGTAGTCTTCCAGGTCGCTCATTGTATGGTCTCCATGATGATCTCACGGGTTTCCTTGTCCACATCGTGTGTCTCACAATACAAACGGAGGGCGGTGGTGAAATCCAATTCATCCCCTCCCAACTGTTCCAACTCGGCGATGAATCCTTTCAAGTCCAACTTCTCATCACTCACTTCACGCACGTCACCCTGTTCAAGATAGGTGTCATGCTTACAATTCAACGCCCACCGTTCAATTTCACCGTTCCCGTGAAGGAGAGCAAAGGAAGGAGTGTATTCAATCTCATCTCTCTTCCGTCTCATGAATCCACCAGAGTTCAAGATTGTTCCCATCCCTGGACGTTTGGACAAAAATCCTTTGTGGTTGTCGCCAAACACCAACGCATCAAATCCTGAAAGCCCACGAATTCGCCAACCGGATATGTGGTCAGAAGAATCTGCACCAGGGAAATGATTCGTCTCATCACTCCAAATGTATTTATGAATCACGGCGAGATGAAGACAGAGATCCGAAGATGTGCAGGGTTTCAATTCGGAGTTCCAGGGGAACCCATGAAGAACCACCCCATTCACTTCAACGGGTTGGTCTGGTTCCAGGTTGATGATTTTCCCTGCCTTCACCAACGTCCAATATGCGGAAGACGTGATATCTTTGTATCGGTGATGCGGAAGATCGTGTTGACCGGGGACCGCGTACATCAACGGGAGTTCATCAAGTGCAAAATTGATCAAGGCCGGGGAGGGATTCCATTTGTCAAAGACATCTCCCGCACAAACAACGTGGGCTCCATAGTGATCCGCCGCATCTGAGAGTTCACGGAGTGGGCGAGCCATCGCCTCAAACCAGTCGGGTTCATCACTTCGGAAGACGGGTGGACGCTCAGAAAGGTGGATGTCTGAACAAAGAATCAATCTCACGTCATCGGGTTTTGACATAATGGACACACCTCAATCTCTGCCAGTTGTTGTTGAATTTGTTCTTGGACTTTTGTTCTTTTTTTCAGTGTTCTCTCACTTCCTTCAATCTCATCCACAAAGGATTTCAATCGTTTCAATTCATAATCGTGATCAATTTGTGCTTGTGATGATTTGAGGATGAGAGTGGTTTCATTTCGGAATTCCTGGAGATGGGTGGTCTCCTTGGAATCATATCGTTCAACCGTTCCCACAAGGACAGAAAGGCGAGTGAGAGCCGCCTGTTGAGCTTCTAGAGCGGTTTCTTGGGTTTCCAAGACATCCAACCCATCAGACGCCTCAACGGCCCATTTGAGGGCGTTTTTCTGTCCCTTCGCCCATTTGAATCGGTCTTTGGTTGTCTCTGATGTCCACTTTGCTTTCTTGAGTATTTGGGCGGCTTGGGACAATGAGGAATCCATGATCCCCAGGTTGACGATTTGATTCAGGTTCCTGGAGACTTGTCCGGCTGATTCACTCAACCAAAACGGTGAATCATGTTGTTCCTGGAAATTGAGGTCTCCCAGGGAAAGCGCATCTTGGATGTCCCCAGGGACATCGTTCCCAAACGCACGATAGGTTTCACCGTCCAGTTGATAGGTGTTTTCCTTTCCACGGATGCGGGTGATCTTGTGTCCTTCGATTTCCACACGGACGGAACACTTCTCTTCCCCGGAACGGATGAACTCTGTGCCATTGGGTTTGTTGAAGACCACCCACCTCAAAGCACGGATCAATGCTGATTTGCCGGAATCACTTGGACCCACAATGGTTGTCACATGGGGATCAAACTTCACGTCAATGGATTTGTGTTTCTGGAAGTTCTTGATTCTCAAACGTCCAATCATGGGCGGAATCCTTGTTGTTGGACTTGGTTGTTTGCTTCATTCTCAAATTTCTTTTCAATCTCTTCACGGAGCTTATAAATTTCTTCCAACAAGAGAGGGTCATGTTCCAGTTGATGGAGATGCGCTTTGATGGGGGCGAGTTCTTCGGCCAAGAGTTCTTGTGTCTTGGTCAAGTCTTTGCGGAGGTTTTGGATTTTAATGGTGTGAACACTGATGTTTGCTTCGGCGTGATAGACCCGTTGGAAGACAACCAGGGCGATCCCAGCCACCACCGTAGCAATCACGGAGGACACCGTGGTGATGATGATCGCATCCAGGAGTCTTCTGGTTCTTCTTGGTTTTTTGTCTTCTGTCATCTCAATTCTTCCATGACTTTTTGGAGTTTGATTTGGGAGGTTCCTTCCTTCCAGTCTTCCCACCGCATCATTGTGATAGAAGGATCAGGATCAATCTTTGTGAATTCAGAAAGGGGGCTCAATCGGATTGTTGCGGTGAATTGAAGAATGGGGGATGGTTCCACATTGAAACTCCCGGCAAATCTCAGATCCCGATAAAAAGAGGAAGGCATGTAGACCAGGGAATCCCGTTGGTCTCGGCGAGTGATCAACAACCAGGAAATGGACTTGGCGTTGTTGGCGCTGATGACGGTTTGCTCATACCATTTTTCCCACTGTTGGAGTGCTGATTTTGATTTCCTGTCAAAGACATCTTGGATGGTGTGTTTGGAATAGCCTCGTTTGAGTTCAATGGTGACAAGTGCAAGAAGGGGATTCCCACTCGCATCAATCGCCGCCACATCTCCATATTGACCGGATGTTGTTTTTCCACGAGCCGCCCGGACGGTCGCCCGTCCGCCTGAATTACTGGACCGCCAAAAGATGTCTTCCCGTTCACCATAAGTCCACCACAAGGAAAGGTCTTTGCAAAACTCCCGTTCAAATTCTGATCCCTTTGCCATCACAAACGTCCTTGGAGTTCAGAGAACGCCCAAACAATCGCCCCGCAAATTACGGACATGGAAACAACCATCCCCCAAAACTTCAAGGTCTTTTGTCGTTCCTTCTCGTGTTCTTCATACGTCATGACCACCTCCATGCGGTTCATCGGTTAATGGTAGCGGGAAACCCTCTCCACGGAACACTCCTTCTCAATACTGTTCCAAACATCGGAAACGATCTCCGCCAAAAGTTCTTCCAGGTTGTTTTCTTGAATGTACTTGATCAGGTTTTTTCGTGATGGTGGAGTTGATCCGGGGATGTCAAATCCAGTGATCTCAATGTGTTGGTTGCTTTTCTTCTTCCAGTGTTTTTCTTCAACAAGATAATCAATACAACTCCCCACCTCATCAATTCCAAATGAATGATAGAGGGGAAGCTCAACAGTTCGGAGCCGTCCAGTGAAACGGTTCTTCTTCACCTGGACCTTGCACATGATCCCAATTTCCCGTTCCTTCCCTCTCACGGTTCGTTTCATTTTACTCTTGATGGAAGACCATATTTCCAGAGTAGCATAGAAACGGAGAGCGTGACCACCACTTCGGCTTTTCTTCTCAAATCCAAACCCCAGGTTGTCCCGTGTCTGGTTGATGATGATCAAGATGGACTTTGATTTTCGGATCGCCGGCATCAACTTCCGAAGATTGGAAGAGTTCTTTTTTGCTTTCCCGTCTCCGAAGCTCCCGGTGGTTTTCTTCCCACTTCGGGAAGCAGTTTTTTCTTCCTGGAACTTGTCTTGTTCGGTGGCGGATGACAGAGAATCCATTGAGTCCAGAATGTAGATGAACGGTCGCCCATCCTTCACCGCATCATCCATGTGATAATAGAAGTCTTCAATGGTCTCACTGTAGACGGGAACTTCCCCGTCTCGTTCAGGCGGCTCCATCCTTTCCTTGACACCCTTCCCAAAGAAACGAGCGATGTCCATCAATGCCCCATCCTCGGCGTTATCATAGATGAAACGATAGTCCTTGAACTCTGGATTGATGTTTGCTTCGGCGAGACAAGTCAGAGACAACCATGTTTTCCCAGAAGCGGAATCCCCAACCAGGAAATGATATTTTCCCTTGGCGAATCCTCCCCGGTAATCCCCACTGCAAGCCAGATTCAAAAGAGTGGACCCAGTGGAAAGAAGGTCCGTGGGGAGAATGGGTTGATTTGATTGTTTCTTTCTCAAGCTTTTCTTCATGTCTTCAATCTCGTTCATGGCATAACCTAAAACCCACCTCAACCGCTGATGATGTCAACAACGGTTGAGGTGGGTGGATGGATGGTGGGAGTTCAGTCATCCCAATCATCATCATCATCATCTTCTTCATCGTCTTCTTCGTCCCAGCCCTCTTCCTTTTCATCTCCATTTTTGGAGGCCACCGTTTCAATGGTGGCGGGAATCACCTCTTCCTCCACTTCCTCCACTTCTTCTTCCTCTTCCTCCCCTTCCTCAGTGGTCTGGAGGAAGATGGATTTCAGTTTGTTGTAGCCCTCCACCTTGATCAAATCATCAAGGGACGGGAGGTCTTCATATAGTTCGGGGTCAATCGCGTTCTTCCGAGGCTTGAAGTCTACTGTCTCCACCTCATAAAAAGCACGCCCTGAAAAAGATCGTTCTGCTATTCCAAGTCTCAAAGTCAGACCCTCACTTCCTGGATCAAAGAACAAATCAAACCCATCGTCTTCCTCAGAGTTTTTGATTCGTGCATCCAGTTGTTTACCAAATAGATAGTAGCTGATGTCCCACAACTGGACTCCTTTTTCCGGTTCGTCATGGTCGATCACATAAAACAATTGCCGTTCCTTTGGGCGAAGAGACTTGATCAACTCTTCGTCGGCGTTTGGGTCTCGCCTCAACTTCGCAAGATGTTCACAAACCGGACACTTCTCGCTTGTGGTTTTCTCACGACAAATGTATGCATCCCCGTTGGGTCCGATCCGGTGAACAAAAAACGTCTTCTCATAGTGAAGTTCACCCGCATCCGCATACTTGTTTGTCTCCTTAACCACATGGGGAAGAACATCAATCCGTTTCATTCCTGATGCTTTCAGTTGGAAATATGACATCCCTTCTGGAGTTGTGGTTGTCGTTCTTTCAAATCCGTGAGAATGAGTCTCTGCCCTTCTCTTGGCTGAGGCTAGTTTTCGTTTCTTCTGTTTTCTTGTCTTTGCCATTTTGCTTTCTCCTAGTTTCGGTTTCTTCTACGAACAGACGTTTTCTCAAGTTCTTCAATTGCTTCTCTGGAAAGATTGTCTTTTGCCCTGGGTGAAGAAAAGTAGTCTTGACCGTGGAGACTGACAAGGTTTTCCAATGCGCGTTTTCGGTGGTCCAATGTAGTGACAACACTTTGAATGATGTCAACTTGATGTTTCAAGTCCCCCACTTGTGCAAGTTGTGATTGATATTTGTCCTGGATTATAATCGTGTTAGAGACCACCGTTTCCGTGATCTTTTCCAAATTAAATTGTGACGGGACGGCTCGGATGTCACGATCCAATTCAGCCTTGCACAATTCCAATTCTGCTTTCTCTTCTTCAAGTTGTTGTCTGGTGTTCGCCAACTTCTTCGCATACTTGTGAAAGAGTCGTGGTTGTTCCAACCACATCTCATCCAATCGGTCCACATCCATATTCAAAAAGTCATCTGCCATTTTGCGTCTCCTTTTTATGTGTTGATTATTTCCCAACAGGCCGCAGACAATCCGGCTTTCTTGGAGTCATAGAAATTGTCACGGAAGGCATCAATGATCAAATAGGCTTTCTCCTTTTGTTGTCCACCTTTCAGCAGAACAGAATTCGCATATCCCAAGACCATCCACCTCAATGATTCCGGTTCTTCGGTGATCTCTTGAAGAACTTTTCTCACATCGTTCCACGTTGTGTCTGGATAGATCAACAATCTCGCAAGTTGAATCGCCTCCCGTCTTCCGTCACTGTTTCGGATGGATTCAAGTTGATCTTCTTCGCCTTCCAGGTGACGAATTCCATCCAACAAGACCAACAACTTCCGTGGGCTCCCGTCCCCGTGTTTGATCAGACATTCCATCACCTCTTCCGGGAGTTCAATTTTCTCCTTCTCACAAACCACCCCCAACAAGGTGGCGGCGTCCATCGGGTTGAGTGAGGAAACCTTGAATTCCGCGCATCTAGTTCGGATGGTGGGAATCAGTTTTTGGGGATCGGTGGTCGCCAACATGAAATAGACGTGGCTGGGAGTATCCTCCAGGATTTTCAGGAACGCGTTTTGTGCCTGGGAAGACAATTGGTGGGCTTCGTCAATCAACCACACCCGACACTCTCCACCGATGGGGGCAAGATTCATTCTGTTTCTGATGTCACGGACCATGTCAATTCCACGGAAGTCTGCACAGTTCACTTCTTGAAAATCCTGGTCCCCACAATCCAACTTGTTCCGCATAATCCGGGCAAGTGTAGTTTTCCCGCATCCACTTGGTCCACTGAACAAACTGGAATGGGGGAACTGGTTGGACCGTGTCATGGATGTCAACTGTTCCGTGATGGTGGGTTGGCCTACGATACGTTTGAAATTCTTTGGCCTGTACTTCTTATAAAGTTCCATCAAATTTTCCTCTCTTTCTTCTCATGCCATGTCCCATTGATAGGCGTGACCTCGGCTTCCACTTCCAAGGGAATGTTGATCCAGTCCCAGGCTTGAGGAAGAGACTTTGTCATGATTTCCTTGGCGGTTGAAAGGTAGTCTTCCAACTCATCTTCGTGGACATCCGCAACAATACTGTCATGAATCTGTCCCACAATCAGGGATCGCATCTTGTTCTTCGTCAACCACTTGTGGAGACGAATGAGGGACCAGAGAAGACAGTGGAACGCTGATCCCTGGATGGGATAGTTGATCACATCATTTCTTCCATAGACTCCATCGATCCTGAATCCTGTCAATGTGGTGAACCCACCTTCCTCTTGATAATCGTGCCACCACTTTTGTTTCCATGCGTTGTAAACTCGGAAGCGCCGATCCCAGAAATCTCTCTCCACGGAACGGATGTGACGTTCAAATGTGCCGGCCCGTGGTGGTTGGTTCGCATTACACTTTCCCAGGGAAGAGATTCCCTTGTTCCTCAAATGTTCTTTCAGGGGAATGTCTCCCACTTGGAGTTTCATTTTGTCGATGGCTTCCCACAAGGTCCGGGAACAATTCAAATAGTAATCCCCGTAAAATTGAGGGAAGACAAACATGTTTTTTCCACAATATCGCATCTCCTTGGAGACGTGTTCGGGGGTGGTCTTGTAACACTCAGCCGCCATGTCCCGGTGCATATCTTTTGAGGGATCTTCAATGTATGACTTCATCTCAGGGTCTTGGTGGTAGCACGTAGCAATCCGCACCTCAATCCCTGAATAGTCAATCTCCACAATGTGATGATCTGGGCGGGCGATGAAACAACGGCGGATCACTTCCCCCATCTGTGGATCTCTGATGGGGAAGTTCTGAAAATTGGGACTATTGGAACTTGAGCGATAGGTTTGAACCGTGTGCAGGTTGAAGACAGGGTGGAGGAACCCGTTGCAGACTTCCCGTTTGATCCCAGTCAAGAAGGTGTTCCGCACCTTTTTCAGTTTCTCAATCTCCAAATAGCGAACAACAAAGGGTTCATCAACACCTTCAAACGTGGCTCCATCCGTCTTGGGTCTTCCTGTTTTCGTATATGCGGAACACGGATGTCCCAGGACATTGAACAGGATGTTCCCCAATTGTTCCCGGCTTCCAAGTTTGGTTTTTGCCCCGTATTCTCTCCGCCAAATATGATACAACTTGTCTTCCCGCAACTCTCCCTCTCCCCTGGTGATCTCCTTTCCAATCCGTTCAATGGAGTGATCCAGGTGGTCCACGTCCACTTTCATCCCATTGGATTCCACGGCTGACAGGGTGACACACCCATCATGAAGGAGTTTGTAGGCGTCGGCGCGGGTGGGTGTCATGGCCGGGGATACTCCAACAAGTCCATCTGTTTCATGGCAACTTTATATTGAAGAAGAGAATCCAGCCCGTTGTACAACAACAGGTCATCCACATCCACAAGATCAATTTGGTTCCTCTCTTCTCCCTTCACACTCTGGAAGAATTGTTTGATGTGTCCGTCATAGGAATCCTGCCCCAACAAGACGAATGATTGGAACTTGATACTTGTCACACCAGGGCGACCATCAATGACGTGGGCGGCTAACATGGTGTCCCAATACCAATTGCGAACACGGTGGCCCATGTGTTTCCTGGTCCACCGATCTTCAAACTTCAAGTTGCAACCGATTTTAGGGAGGGGAGACCTCAACAACTCCTTTGTGGCGGTGATGGCTTCCCCATGCCACGGATATGCGATTGTGCGTTTCCCTTTCCAACAGACGGAACACGTCACAATCCGTGAGTCATCAGAGTCCGGCTTGATCCTGTCTGTCTCATAGTCGAACGCCACGGGTCCACCCAACTCAATCATCTTCCTGATTTGATTTGCCGCTTTCTTTGGTTCTCGAATCAAGGTTATTTCTTTGCGGTAATCTGGAACAGGGTTCCAGGGTTTTTCATCTAATCGGAGGGCTTGAGTGATGTGTTTGTTGAAGTTGATTTTCAACGTCTTGGCATTCATGTGATCATTGTTGATGGCATGGTTCACCCAGATAGGGGAATGAGTGGGACAAATCCATGCGTTCAATTTTTGACAGGGGATTTGCCAACCAAACCACCGGCCCACCATCCCAATGTTCTCCTTCCAGACATGGGGAATGATGGAGTTGATAGCAGACCCACCAAGAGGGATGATCACATTGGGTTGGAGCGTGTTGATTGTCTTGATCAGGTTGGGACGACAATAGCCAATTTGGTCACTGGTGGGAGACTTCCCGTTGGTGTGACAAATGAGGGCGGATGTCAACCAACAGTCTCTCAAGATGTCCACGCCACATTTTCTCAAAGCAGACTCCAGGGGAAGGGAGGATTTAGAATCGGAAAGGAATCTCCCGGCATCATCATCCCTCCCACTTGGGGCTTCACTGATGATCAACACTTTTTTCCGCCCCTCTCCCACGGGTGGAAGTTTGGGGGAACCACAAGTCTTGTAGATTCCACATGCCCCACATTTTGGAATCAGGCTTTGTGGGGCTTTTGAATCCAGGGTTGATGTTGAAAAGAAACCAGGATTCATGAATTGTCTGCCTCATTTGGGAGACTCAGACTTGTCACATAAATGAAATCGCCCCCATCTACTTTCAGCCGATCCGATGTGATTTCACATTCAGTGTGACGGGATACAAGATCCACCAAGAGTTTTGGGGAGATGCGGAAACTCAATTCATCCCCTTTGTACTTCAAAGATTTCACCTCAGTGAACCAACCAAAGTTTCCTTCTCCCCGGATGCGAAGTTTGCCGGATTTCAATTGAATGATGACTTGGTTTTCTTCGGTGTTTTCTGATGAGAACACTTCCGCCTTCTCCACCGCATCCGCAAGTCCCGCCGGCAGGGTGGTGGGTTCTCCCTTGAAATCAATGATGGGGGAGAGGTCTGGAAACTCATTTGCTTCTTCTGCGTATCGGCGACAAGACAAGGTGAGATCAGACGGGTTGCGGAAGTGAATCCAAGACTCCGTCTCACAAAACTGAGTCATCCCCAATTCAATGATATGCTTGATGGAGTCTCTACGGACAAGGGCTGATTCTTTGATTCCCGTGTCCAGGGAATAACGTGACACCTGAAAATTGTCACTGGCTTCAATGTGGGTGGGGGTGAGGTGAACACAAGTGAGACGGAATTGGGATTCATCATCGCCGGCACATTGGATGACGATTTGAACCGCATCATTGAAATCTTCGGGAAGGTCTTTCCATTCCTCTGCTTGTTCAATTCTGTCCACGGGAAGAAGAATTTCATTCTCCATCCGAATCCCCGCCTTCCGTCTTTTTCCTTCAATGACAAACTCTTCGTCCGTGGTGGTGACAATGATTGTTTCTTCCGTCAACTTCCGAAGAATCCCAAGGAGAGGTTCTGCCTGAACAGCACCGACGATGTCCAGGGAACAATTTTGTTTACATGCTATTTCATCGTTGTAAGTTTGAACAACACCACCTTGAAAAATGAAACAAGATGACTGTTCCATGACTTCACGGGAAGACAATCCGGCCTGGACGGATTCCAGTTGTTGAAGAAAGATTTCCCGGTTGATTTGTTTCGATGACATGAGCTGTCTCCTATTGGAAGAATCCAAAACCTTTGGATCTGTTGTGATGGAAGGGTTTGGTGATGATAGATTTTCGCAATTCCTGGAAGAATAGCAAGTTCGCCATTCTTCGGTTCGTGTGTTCCGTCAAAACTCCGTTGGTGTCTTTCACTGGGTTCCCGTCTTCGTCATAGTGGAATTCACCCAAGGGAATATCAATGAACTCCAACCACTCTTCCACAATCTTTCTTTCCCCTTTGTTCAGGTTGGTGAGATGTCGTCCCCTCCATTTGATTTCTGGGCTTTCAAAAGAGACGGCGATTGAATACTGCTGACAATCAAAGACAAACTTTCCGTCTCGTTTGTGGGGGATCAAAAGGTTTCCGAATCCCCCGGCTTTTGTCCAGCTGGTTGAATCCACGGACTCCCAGGGATAGCGATTGATCCCACTGAATCCCGTCACTCCAAAACCGTGGATCTTGGCGATTGGCATTTTGTCGGGTGTGTCACATATCACGTCAAAGGCACGATCCATCCAGTTCAACCACGCCGTGTGACCACTTCCGCCCATCCCACCCAACCCAATATATTCGTACCCTTTCCCTAAATAGTGTTTGAGAACGGACATGGGGGCCTTGTAGTGGACAACAGGGACAGGGTTGATTCCACGTTTCTCCAACTCCACTTGATTCCTCCAAGACAGCTCATGGGATGATTTTCCTTTTGGTGGTTTGATCCGGTTGCGGAAAGGAAGGACATCAATGTTGGCATAATAAGTTAGCCCCCGTGAATACGTTTTCACAAATTCCGCGTAGGTTTCAAAGTAGTCCCAGAACTCATCCGTGTCATAGAATTCCCACTCTCCACAATTGTGCTTCTTCCCGTGTTTCGCCGCCGTGGTCCACAAGGTGAACGATCCTGAATCATAGAAATGGGAGAGGGGAACGCCCACGGGAACATCCGCCAATTTTTTGATGTGTTCAAGTTCCCTGGGTCTTGATCCCTTCCTTGGCTTTCTGTTCGGTGTGTCAATCTCTTGCAGGATTCTGTTGAATCGTAAGTCCGGCCCGTGTTGCATGTAATACTGGGACAACATGATGGTGGCGTCATCCCCCAGGGAGATTTCTGGGTTTGCCCGTGATCCATCTGATGAATAATAAATGATCAAGATGCGGTTTCTTCCTTCTGTTGTCGTATCTTGTCCAGAATAAGCTCTCCAAAGAACTGAGCAACCTGGGGGACTACCGCATTTCCCAAGCAACGCAATCTGTCTTTCCTGTTGACTTGGTTGATGGTCAATCTGTCAATTCCACATTCCCATCCTCCGCATTCATTGTTGTCCAATCCGGTGGAAAGCCCATCAGGATGGACACCCAATCTGCATTGAGTCCCCCATTGGTCTTCTCTTGTTTCGCGACTACACACCCTAAGCGTTTTTTGTGTGCGTATTTGGCTAGCTTTCTCCAATCTCCCGAATCCTTCCAGTCCCGTGAGAGGGGAGTTGGATAGAATTTTGGTGGTGTGCGCCAATATGAAGATACGGTCCCGTCTGTGCGGCGCGCCAAGACGGGATGCCGGAAGACAATGGTATTCCACCCGTTTGAAGTGCGGTGAGTTATCATTACCAGGGATCGCGGCCATTTCCCCAAGAACCTCTCCGATTCCCTGAATAAGGAGAGCTGAGACGTTTTCCAGAAGAAGCCACCTTGGTCTAAGTATCCTAGCGATGCGAATGATTTCATAGAATAATTTTGAGTTGTCACCTTCTAATCCTTTCTGTTTTCCTGCAATGCTGAGATCAGTACAGGGGAACCCAGCCGTGATCAAATCTACATCCCAATCCCCTTCCACTGGTGGAAATGTGCTGACATCATCATGACGTTTCACCTTTGGCCAATTCTTTTCCAGAACCTTTGTGGCATACGGATCATTTTCAACTTGCCAGACAACTTCAAACTCTCCTGTCATTTCCAAGCCAAGTCCAATACCACCTATGCCGGCAAATAATTCTCCTGTTCGTAGTTTGTTGACTGTCAAACTCTTCTCCTATGAACCAATCAATGACAAAAATTCTGCCCTCACTTCTGGCTGGCGGAACACTCCAGACAGAGAAGACGTGATCATGGTCGCGTTCTGTTTCTTGACTCCCCGTGACACCATACAAAGATGCTGGGCTTTCATGACACACCCACTTCCAAGACATCCAAGATGAAGGTCCAGGGCGTCCGTGATTTGTTGGCAGATTCTCTCTTGGATTTGAAGTCTTCGGGAGAAGATTTCAAGAAGTCTCGCCAACTTACTGATCCCAATGATCTTCCCGTTGGGGATGTAGGCGATGGAGGCGGTCCCCAGGAAAGGAAGCATGTGATGTTCACAAGTGGATTGAAATTCAATGTCCCGAAGAACCACCATCTCATCCGTGGAATCATCCTCAAAGGTGGTGAAGATGTTTTCCACGTTTTGGTTGTAGCCGGCAAACAGTTCACCATAAGACTTGACAACTCGTTTGGGTGTGTCCTTCAGTCCCTCTCTTGATGGATCTTCTCCAATGAATTCAAGAGTCCTGACAATGTTTTCTTCTGGTCCTTGTTCCCCGGTCATTCTTTCCCAGGGAAATTGAACCCACTCTTGTTCCAAATGACTGTCCAAATGGGTCTTGTCCACCAGGGCAAAGAATGGTTTTTCTGGAAAACGGGAGCGGAATCCCTTGCGAGTTTTTCCGGTGTCAATGATGTCATCAATGATGATGTCTGCTTGGTCTGGACATTCAACGATCTCCAACCCTCCACCCGTGAAGGTTCCATCCGTCATCAAGTGAGGATGTTCCCCAAAGAATTCTGCTTGGATGGCCTGGGTGGCGTGGATTCCTCCCCGTGGGACGGGATAGGCTTTGACAAAAGAAGTGGGGGTTCCTTTTGTGGGAGTTGGGACATTCCAGCTGAGAATGATTTCATTGACCAGTTTCTTTGCTCGTTTTTGGATGTCTGTCCATGACAGTTCAATCATTTTTTTCTCCTAGTCATCGTGATGTAGTCCTATGCAATCTCTGGGCGTGATTTCTCTGGATTCGTATTCAATCGGGTCTTCAATTTTGTTGTTCTGGAACGCCTCCAATCGTTCTTGACAGGCACCACATTTCCCACAAGCAATCTCCTGGTCTTTGTAGCATGTCCGGGTGAGATGATAG